GCGCTTCCACCGCGAGAACCTTATTTACTACTCATGTCTACAGACATTAGGTAAATAGGGTCCCCTCCCGTCCTCAGACGGGAACCCACGCCACACGCAATGTGTGGCGTACCCTAGCCAACCAACCAGCTTCCCAAATAGAATCGGGAGCCGGATCTTCTACAAAGTATTGCAGAAGATTGGCATGGGTCTCACGCTGCGATCTTTTGGCCTTAGATCGGACACATAGTGCCCGCACCTCAGCGCGCTGGAGGTCTCGGTTATACCGAGTTCCAGAATACTGAGGGGCCAGGACGGATCGCAACGTGATACAGCCCAGTTCTCTGTTAGTAACGGGAATTAACGCCCGCTGCTTAGCAGGAATCTGACGGACCATCCAGTCTGAGAGGCACCAAAGCCCCTTGGAATAGGCGTTATTGCTAACGTCTACCCACGACTGAAGGTCCACGGCTGTTTTCCCTGGACTTAGAGTAGACAAATATAATGGACTCACATCGAGCCCATCATACGCGTCAATTCCGCAACTTTCGCGGAACTTTCCTCTATAATGCGTCTTTGACGCATTAACCTTTAACTCCAAGAAGGAGAGTAAGGTGTCCAGCATAGGTACTGCTGACGACGGCAGTATCAAGTCGTCGCCATATACACGGACGTCCCGTGCAGCTCGCTTTATACTCTTGGAGGTCACTTTGTGTCCTCCCTGGTACAAAACGACAGCTATACAAATCATTGTATAGATGATAGTCTGCACAGGAAAGGTGGTTCCGTTCCCCTGCGGTGCATATTTGCGAAGAAGCAAATGATAACGCTCGCCGTGGCCCGTTGAGTTAACTAACCAACGGGTACGACAAGCATGCAGCGCCTCGAGCAGCGACCAATTGGCCGCAAACGCGCGTTCAACTACCCAACAAGAAAGTCGATCACTAGCCGATGACAAGTCAACGGTTGCGTGATTTCCTTCTTTGCTGGCACGAACACAGGCTTCCCGTGAGGGTTCCTGGCTCTTGAAGTTGATAGAGGGACGAATTTGGTGCGGGAGATTCTCCCGTAACCAATCCATCATACCTAACTGAAGGTATTGATGGGCCACAGGCTCGGAAGCAATAAGTCTGGGAGACTTGAGTGTCTTAGGCACAGCAATCAGCTTTGCCGGACGCTCCTGAACACCAAAC